GAAACCTTCATCTTCAAGTAAAAAGAAACCTTCATCTTCAAGTAAAAAGAAACCTTCATCTTCAAGTAAAAAGAAACCTTCATCTTCAAGTAAAAAGAAACCTTCATCTTCAAGTAAGAAAAAACCTTCATCTTCAAGTAAGAAAAAAATACAATCTTGTGTAGAATATGAACAACTATTAAACGATAGAAAGCAATTAAATAAAAAAGTGTTAGAAAAAAATACAGAATGTGAAAAAGAATTATTCAAAAATATAAAAAAATATTTTAAGAATAAAAAAGATCCTACATGTAGAGATTTACTCGAAGCTCTATTTTCATTGTATAAACAAGAATATATTAATAAGAAGCTATATTTTCATAAGTTTATAAATATGTTCGAAAAATCAACTATAAATGAAAGCAATTTTAAAAGACAGCATGTTTTTGAAGCAATTTGTAAATTATTATTATTATTTGATTATGATAAAGGAGAATTAGGTAAAAAGAAGAAATTTTATACTTCGCTTGAAGATTTAATTAAAAATCCTAATCCAAAAGATTCTCAATTAGAAGATTCTGATATATTAAATTCAAAAATAAATGGTGGTTCTGAAGCAGGTGTAGTTGATATATTATTTGTTTCTGAATATCAAAAAGATAATTTATGTAATGATGATTGGATGTGTGATTGTAATCCAATAAGAAGTAAAAGACGAGAAAAATTTAATAAACATTATAACATTTCAAGACCACCTATAGATAAACAATATATTATGATTCAAAATAAATACTATAGTGAGGAAAAAGCAGACATAGAAAAATATGATGTATCTAAAATTTATACAAAAGCTGATAAAATGTCAAAACTAAATAATAACTTTACAAAAAAAATAATTTTAATGGTCAATAATGAAGATTCTCTACAAGAGAAAATTAAAAGATCACGAAATATAAACAAGAGATTGATAGATAAAATATATGGTGTTAAAACTTTAGAAGATTGGTTTAAAATGATGTTAAATGATTTTGACAAATACTTAAGTATTGATGAATATATTAAAAATATGAAAAATAATAAAAATAAAAATAATTTATACTCTAGATTTCATCAAAAACTAATTACAAATTCAACTAAAGAATATTATGAAAAAGAAGGATATAGATTGTTTATATGGGGTGCTGTACCAAGAAGTGGAAAATCTTATATGATTGCTGATATGATTTTGAAAAGATCCCATACAGATAATAATATTGTTATTATATTAGGTGCGAAATCAGAAACAGAATGTCAATTTGTAAAAATGTTTAAAACTTATTCGGACTTTGAAGAATATGGAATAATAAATAATAATACAAAATGTAAAGGTAATACTGAAAAAAATAAAAATATTTATATATTTAGTCAAGAATTTTTTAAAGTAGATAAAATTGTAAATAATAATTTTACTGATAAATTTTATAAGAATAAGGACTACAAATCATTATTTAATAAAGGTAAAATAGATTTGTATTTTGACGAAATACATAAAGGTGGAACAACTGACAAATCACAACAAATTCTATCTTCATTTAATAATTCTAATATTAATATTGAACTTTTTGTTATGGTTACTGCAACATTTGCTAAACCTAGGATAAAATATAATACGAATTTTATTGACGTAAACGATAAGAAAACAAAATTATTAGAATGGAGTTACGAGGATCAACAAAATATGAAAAATCTTGTTAATCAAACACAAAAACAGATAATAATAAATAGTCGAGAAAATTTAGAACAAGAAGTTATAAAACAAATATTTGATGATTATGAAAAAGAATACGGAGATAAGTACTTGGAAATAATTTCAAAAGACTATCAGAAACATCCTGAACTTGTAATATTACAACCAGATATACAAATTGATATTAAAAAAGTATTTAATCTTAAATGCTCAGGATGTAAAAAAGAACAGACGCTTTATGATTTCATGAACACTGATAATATATTTGAACAATCTGATAGAGTAGACGAACTTTTAAAAGAACAAAATTTAGGTAATGTTTACGAACAATTATTTAACATGGAAGCACCACTTGGAAATACTAAAAATGAACCACATAGTGAATTATGGTTTTTACCTGATAAAAATTTATACCCGGAAAAATTAAACTGTAAAGATATATGTAATGAAATTCAATATGAAAGTAATAATGATGAAGATAATAATACTATAAAAGGTATACCAAATATAGAACCTTTAACTCGTGGTTTATCTTTAATGTTAGTAAGAAATAAATACTTTAGAAATAATTATAATGTTGCTATAGTTCATAATTCAACACCAAATTATAAAATATACGATAGTAATAATAAAAAACTATCAATTGAACAAGTGTATAACAAATTTGAAGATAAAGGAATTAAGATTTTAACAAAATCTGATAATATAGGTTTAGATATAAAAAATTATGAAACTATAACTTATAGTCAACGTAAAAGTTTAATTATATTAACTGGCGGTAAATTAAGATTAGGAATTAGCTTACCTTGTGTTGATATAGCATTTAATTTTGATAGTATATCATCTATCGATAATAATTACCAAACAATGTTTAGAGTTCTTACAGAAAGATACATTAGACCTAAAAAATATGGTTATTACGTAGATTTTAATAAAGAAAGAACTATACAGTTTATTTATCAGTTTAATAAAATATACGGTATTGGTAAGAAAATACCAAATATTAAGGAAAATGTAGAATATTGAAATCTTTGTTAGTAATGTTTAATTTTAATGGATTAGGAATAATTAAACAAAGTGCAGAGAAAGAAATAAAATTATACAATTCTTTAATTAAGAAATTGGAGATAAATGAAGATAAATATATGGAATTTTATATGAACAATGATAATATTGTTAATTTAATTAAGAAAACATTGTACGTTGGTAATATTGATACTGATACATTAAAAGAAATGAAAACTTTTAAGTTTGATAAGAAAAACAAGATTAATAATATTAAAGAAATCTTAAAAAAAGGTAATAAAGATAAACAAGACCTTGTTGACGACGAAGACGACAACGAAGAAAAAGAAGATGAAGACGACGATGATGAAGATGATTTATTTACAAACTTTTCTGAAATTATTAAAGAATTAAGTTTTCTATTTGCATTATTTTCTAACAAGTCATACTATAATTGTGAAACTTTAGAAGAATGTATTATGAACTGTTATAGGAATATTGACAAATTTAGCGAATTATGTAAATGTGGTCAAGAAAATGATATATACACATGTCACATGTCAGACAAATCATATAACAAAAAACAATTAAAAAAATTATTACAAATCTTCCTAAAAATGCTTGAAAATGCAGAATTAAAAAATGTATTAAAGTTTATATTTAATACATTAAAAACACGAATGACAAAAGATATGACAACAGATGGATCTTTAAAAAAAGAAAACAATTCTCTTATATACGATATGTCAGATAGAGATATTATTAATATGATAAAAGAATACTTACCTATTCGTCAGAAAGAAAAGAAGGAATTCGGTGAAGCATTTACTCCTAAAGAACTTATTGATGATATGCTTGATAAATTACCTGAGGATGTTTGGTATGATCCTAATTTAAAATGGTTAGATCCTGCAAATGGAATTGGGAATTTTCCTATGGTTGTATATTCTAGATTAATGGAATCATTAAAAAACATTAGAGGTCTTAAAGACAAAAAAAAGAGACATGATCATATCATTGGAAATATGTTATACATGGTAGAATTAAATCCTCGTAATGTAGAGATTTCGAAAAGAATATTTGGAAAAGAAGCAAATATATATTGTGGTGATTTTTTAGAAGAAAAATGGGATGGTAAATTTGAAGTAAATAAGTTTGATATCATAATAGGTAATCCACCGTTTCAAATAAAAGGTGCTTCAGGTGACAACAAAGCATATTTGTTATTTACATCTAAAAGTTTAAAATTCTTGACAGTTGATAGTGGATTTTTATTGTTCATTTCACCGCCTAATATCTTAGAATATTTAATAAACTTTGAATCAAAAAATAGAAAATACATTAATGAGTATTACAATTTAAAATATATAGCTATACAAACTCCAAATAAATATTTTAATGTAGGATCAAATTTTTGTTTCTTTTTATTAAAAAATGAAATAGTGTCTAAGTCAAAAACAAAAATAGAATATTTAGAGAAGACTAAACAACTTAGTGAAATAGATATTATTCCAAATAAAATTTATCCGTTCAATTTATTTAATAAAAAATCAATATCTATTATAAATAAAGTAAATAATATTCGAGAAAAATTTGATATAAAAAATATGAAATATGTAGGAAAAAATAAATTCTTAAGAATAAGAAAGGAACATATTAATAAAAAAATTGTAGACGTGAAGAAAGACGATATGTATAAATATTTAGTTATTGACAAAATTAATTTACATAACCCAACTGGTCTAAAATATTATATTAAAGAAAAATTAGAAGATTATGATAATCTTAAAATAATTTTTAGCAAAGTTGGTTATTTACACCCTACAATTTTAAAAAATGGTTCTATAAGTGATAATTTGTTATATATGAATATTGATAATAAAAGTGAATATGAATCATTTAAATCAATACTAGATAGTAAATTATTTAAATCATTGTGTAAAATGTATTTACTATCTGGAATGGATTATTGGAAAGTTTTATTAATGTTACCAAAAATTGAACTAAATAAAATTTATTCTAATGATGATATTTATAATATGTTTAATTTCAATGATGAAGAAATAAATTATATTGAAAGTTTATAATCTTTGTCTTAATAAAATGAACTCACCAAAAAATAAAAAACTCTATAATAGAATTAAGTCTGAAGCTAAAAGAAAATTTAAAGTATGGCCGAGTGCTTATGCATCTGGATGGGTCGTTAAAGAATATAAAAGTCGCGGTGGTAAATATACAGGTAAAAAATCACCATCTGTTGGTATATCAAGATGGTATAAAGAAAAATGGATCAATGTTTGTAAATTACCTAAAAAAGTATCATGTGGAAGAACTAAATTATCGTCGAAATGGAAAAGAAATTACCCGTATTGTCGACCATCGATAAGAATTACTTCTAAAACACCGAAATTAGCATCGGAACTAAGTAGAAAAGAAATATATTCGAGATGTATGAAAAAGAAAAGAAATCCTATGAAAAGAATAAAATAAAAATAAAATTATATTTTATATAATAAATGAAAATACGAATACGTAAACGTTCTCGCAAGCGTTCAAGAAGACGTTCACGAAAGCGATCACGTTCACAAATACGTTCTTCTATTACAAAAATTATAAGAATTGGAAAAATTTGTTACGAAACAAAACCATGTCAACATGATGTTACAGTTCAATATGGAAACAAAAATACAGAAGAAATTAGAATGTATCTACCGGATATAGTTAAACTTGCAAAAAAACTTAATTACACTAACAAGTTCGTTCATATTTAATTTCATTTTATACAAAAATGAAATTAAAACAACACAGTATTATTTAAATTTGGAAATATGGATCATTTTCTTCATATTCGTCATTATCAACAAACAGAATATTAAATATGTTAAATTTCAACATATTCATAGTTATTTCTTGATAATTATCTTCTATTATAATACAGTATTTGCGAGTAATTGCTAATAATATAGATTTACTTACATTCATTTTTTTCCTATATTCAAAATCTCCTATAAAATCACTATATAAAATATTTAAAGAGTATTCGTCGTCTTTGATCAGTGATGAATATGAATACAAATTTTCGTTTTCATCATAATAACTCTTACTATCATTTAACATAGACACAACTTTTTTAAGTTGACATACATATGGACTTGTGTTTCCGACATAATAAAAAATCTTTGATGTCAGTTCTCTAGGTAAAAATGCAATAATCTCCATGTTATATTTATGTATATTTTTAAAAAATTAAAATCATTTTTATAATAAAAAATGATTAATATTGAAGAGCAAAATATATGTGAATTATATAGAAATATAAAAAAAATCGAAGGTGTACATACAGGTGCATCACCTACGGATGCATGGATTATATTTTTGAACAACGTTAAATACAATAATAAAAAAATCAATAAAGTATTTGCAAAAATATTTATCAATCTGGAAAATAAGAAAATATATGATTATATAAAGTATACAGATGAAAATTTATACTATTCTCTAATTGGTTTAGAATACGAAGTAGAAATGTATAAAACAATCACACCAATAGTTAATTATAATATATGTCCTAATTTTGTCAGATTTATTGGTTTTGGGAAAATGTGTCGATATGATAATTTATTTAAAATGTTAAACGTGAAACAGCAAAAAAGATTTGACAGAAATATCAAAAATAATATGTTGACATATCATACTAAAAATTATGCTTTAGGTGATGCAACTGAACAAAATATAAGTAATAATACTGTTGTCAACATGAATGTTAAAGATATTAAATTTAATATTATTCTAACAGAAACATTTGAAAATTATTCAAGTTTCCATAATTTATTGGTTAATAACCAATTGAAAAAAATAAATATATCGAACATATTATTTCAAGCATTAGTTGCTTGTTATACTTTATCATTATCAAAAATAGCACACAATGATTTACATTCAGGTAATATTATTGTCAAAAGATTGAAATCTCCAATAAATATAGTGTATGTGATAAACAATGAACCATTTATAATTAACACATATTATAAGGTATATATGTATGATTGGGATAGAGGATATTGTCAAAGACTAGGAGACAATAATTCAATAAAGTTTTTATACAAAGAATTCAGTCAAATTAATACCATCATTGATAATAAAGATATATTAAAATTAATGTGTCATGTATATAAACACGATAAAGATATAAAATATTTGAAATGTTTAACAAGTAAAAGAAAGAATATGGAAAAATTACTCGAATTATACGATAATAAAAGATGCAACTTTAGAATCAATGGTGAAACTCCTGTAGACTTATCTTTTTTTTCTAATTATAACAAACCTTACGATATAATCACAAATTTCTATCAATTAATTCCATATATCGATATGTCAAGTATAAAAATAGATAAAAAAAATCTCTTTATAATTAATGAAACATTTTTTAATAAAGATGGAGGTATTAATATAAAATTAATGAAAAATGTTTTTAAAGAAACTTATATTAAATATGAAAATAATATACAAAGAAGTTCTTTGTCTTTAAAGAAGAAGAAGAAATCAAGAAATCCAGTTTCAGTATCTAGATCTAGATCGAAATCAATATTAAAAAGAAAGACAAAAAATAAAAGCTTATTTTAAAAATGAAAATTATTTAAAAAAATTATATATATAAATATGACAACAACTTCAAACTTTCAAATGAAACCAGATTTTTACATGTCTAAGGAAGAATGCACTTTATCTCTGAAAAATAGAATACAAACGAATAAAAGATATAAAAGCTTTTATCAAACCCATTTTACAGCAGGTGATGAAGAACAGTTTCAGAATTATAGACATGATGAAAATAACCATGATGAAACTAAAGAAAATATATCATTAGAAGATAATATATTTTCTAATTCGAAAATAGATTTATGGGAAGGTTATGAAAAAATAGAAACACCGGTTGTGTTGAATACATTTCGTTATATATTCAATAAATTAAAAAAAGGTATATTTGTAAAAATTGTAAATAATAAGTTAAAGGTATTTTTACCATTTTCAAATGCAAATTACACAAATGAATGGAGTCATAAAATAAAAATCCCGGATAATAGCGTCTTTAAATATATATCTAAAATAGATGGTAGAGATTACAATGAAAAGAGTTTAAATATTTTTAAAAATACATGGTATACAAATAATTGTTTAATAAGACATGAATTTCCATTGAATGAAGGAGATACTAATGTTTCTAATATAAAAAATATGTTAGAAGAATTATGCGAGAATCGTAAAATACCAGATATTGAATTCTTTATAAATAGAAGAGATTTTCCTATACTAACAAAAAATTATTGCGAACCTTATTATGATATATGGGATTCTGAAAATCATCCATTAGTGTCGCATAAATATGATAAGTATCTTCCAATATTATCAATGTCAAAAAAAGAACGATACGCTGATGTTTTAATACCTACACATGAAGATTGGTCAAGAGTGCAATATAAAGAAGGAAAATATTTTGTAAAGTCATCGAGAAGTTGTGATGACGATACTTTTAATATAAAATGGGAAGATAAGAAACCTATAGCTGTATTTCGCGGAAGTTCAACAGGTTCAGGTGTAACAATCGAAACAAACCAAAGATTGAAAATAGCTTATTTATCTTCACTCAACAAAAAAGATGAATCAGATAATTTACTTTTTATAGACGCAGGAATAACAAAATGGAATGTTAGATTGAAAAAATTAATGAATCAAACAGAATTGAAAACGATAGATGTTGATAAATTAAATTTCAATTTAGTTCCAACTCTAACTTATGAAGAAATATGTGAATATAAATATATTATCCATATAGATGGTCATGTATCAGCGTTCAGATTATCTTCTGAACTTGGTATGAATTCAGTTCTACTAATCGTAGAATCAGATTGGAAAATTTGGTATTCTGATTTATTGAAACCATATGAACATTATATTCCTATAAAAAAAGATTTGTCGAATATAATAGAACAAATAAAATGGTGTAAGAGTAATGATGATAAATGTAAAAAAATCGCAGAGAATGCACGAAAGTTTTATGATACATACCTTAATAAAAAAGGTATATTCGATTATATGCAAAAAGTGATAATATCTCTAAAAGAAAAAGTAGGAACGTATTATTATCTGGATAGAAAACTAATTGATATACAGATTGAAAATCAAAAAACTATTTTGAAAGCTTTAAAATATCCCGAAACATGTAAGACAATTGAAGATATACATAATATACCAGAAATAGGAAGATGTTATGGGTTATTGAAAGGTATACATTATATAATTATGATAATAGACCATAAATTAGGTGATTACTTTCATAAGAACGATGTTATATTCAAAAACAGAAACGTTGACATTTATAAAACAACCTTTATGAATTTTAACTTTATAATCAAAGATACTCATGGTAATAAATTAAAAGAAAATATTCATGAATTTTTTGTAGGTATAAAATGCGTTAATCACATGATAAAATATATACCTAATTTTTGTTATACATTTGGAATGATAAATGAGTCAGAACTAATATATGAATATATTGAAGGGCAAAGCTTATATGATTATATTAAATCTGAACATTTCTCTTTTGAAACATATATTAATATAATACTTCAAATATGTCTGACACTACACGTAGCGCAAAATATGTGTTGCTTTGTACATTATGATTTATCACCTTGGAACATTATAATACAAAAATTAGATAAATATGTAGATATTGAGTATGTAATATCTCATGATAAGGTGATAAAATTCAGAACAAATATAATACCTATAATAATAGATTATGGTAAATCACATGTAGTGTACAATAATATTCATTATGGATACATCAATGTTTTTAAATTCAGCACAAGTCATGATATAATATCTATATTAATTATATCAATGTATCAGATATTAGTAGATCAAAATATATCCCACAAAGACTTTTCAAATCTAATGAAATTATCAAACTTCATAACAGGTACTAAATTTAGGAAAGAACAGTTTACAAATTTAAAAGACTTGAAAAATTTCCTTTATACTTCAAAAAAATACTCGAGTTTACTATATAGTGAAAAATATGATCTTGAAAATGTTACACCTATGAATTTGTTTGAATATATAACTTCTAAAATAAAATATCGTTTCGATTACACAGTACAATTTACTTATAAATCTTTTATGAATAAATATAACAAAAATCAAGTATTTGAATACATATTATCAAACACTGAAGAAGAGAAACAACAAACTTATTTAAATGTTTTAAATCATCATTTGGATTCTATTGAACATCACGATAATAATATATCACTTATATATAACACACAAAAAACATTTAATATTATAAACGACATTTTAGTAGCTTGTGATAAAAATATAAAAATAAACGTGATTAAGAATACATTAAAAAAAATATTAAATAAATATAAAAAATGTTGTAATTCTGTTAATATTGTAGACGATATATTATTTTTCAAAGAGGAACTTCAAAGTTATACTGATGATATATTATTGATTTCACCTCAAGAAAATTTATCGAAATACAAAGACACTTCGAAATATATAAAGTATAAACATATGATTACAATGATTAAATTGAATAATAACAAAAATAATATAACTATTAATACACAAAATTATGAAAATTTACTTAAAATTGATAGTTATATATTAATTAATAATAATGCGAATTATAATACCCTAAAAGAATATAAAAAATAGTCAAAAAATATAAAAATATCTTTAAATAATAAATAATTATAATTTTTTTCTTTATTTTCTTTCTATACTATAAATAAAAATGGATGAAAAATTATTAATTCTTCTTGGACTAGGTAGTATATTATATCTAGCCACATCTAATTCTGATGATAATGATTGTGATAATGATGATGATAACAATGATGAAATAAATTATGATACATTTCGTCGTAATGTCCCACAACAATACGATTATTTTAATGAATTTTATGAATCAAATAGTAAAAGACCTGTTGAAAGTTTTCAACAATGTGGTCAACAAGATAATCAAATGATGAATGTACAATACAATAAACCTCCTCTAGAAAATTTTCAATATCAACAACAAAATGAATCACCTTTATTGTTCGGAAATATGGTTCAAGAAAATTACATTCCTTCTGATTATCATTCAATGAATGATTACAATGCTAATGACTCTGGTATAGCTATTCCTATTTATGATGAAAAGTCCGGAAATACATTACCTATTGGGGATATGACCGATATGGCTGCTGGTGAAAATAACAAATATATTTACGACAGAACCATCGGTAGTATAGGTTTTACTTCTACTAAAATAGGTGGAAGACGTAGAGGTCAAGCTGATTACATTAGAGGTGATTTACCTATCCTTCCTGATAAAGGAGCTTGGTTTCAAGTATCTGCTGATGTTACCAATACTTTATTGGATGGTGCTTTAAATGTTAGTAATGGAATTGGAAATAATCCTGAACCTACACCTGCTCCTACAAGTAGTGGTGGTGGTTCTAGACCTGGAGCACAATTTGCTATAAGAAAAAGTAAAAAAGGTAATGATTGCGATGATGAATTACTCTCTCCTCTTGAATTAGAAAAATGTTTACGTGATGATTTATATACTAAACAATCTGAAGGTCAACCTATTTCTATGAGAGCATTGAAAACTGCTTTTTCAACAGGGTTGCAAATTTAGATATTGTATTAAATTTTACATAAATTTTATGTAAAATTTAATGAAAAAGAATTCAATTATAAGTAGTAATCTTATGATTAAGTAAATGTAATGATTCATGTACATCATTTGTCATTATCGTCTTGGTATTATGTTCAGAATTAATAATAATAATTGTTGATATAATTTCATCTAATTTATTTTCAATGATTTTTCTAATTTTTTCATTACATTCTTCCGAGATACTCTTAACACCTGCACGTCTTGATAATTTATTGATTGAAGATTTGTTTAAATAGTCCATTGTATTTTAATTTAAATTTATATTATATTTAAATTACATTTAAAGATTTTATTATGATTAATTATATGGAACTTAAAAAGAAAAGTCATTATTTTGAAATATATATTTCTAAAGTTTTGAAACAAATTTCAGAATATAGTGCTATTACGTTAAATGCAAAACAACAACTTAATAGTTTTTTACTTATAATTTTAAAATGTATATGTACTTATATTTTTAATTTAATTTCAGTTACGAAAAAGAAAACAATTAATATTAAAGAAGTTGAAAATTCATTAAAACTTATACTTTCTGGAGAATTATTGTCGAATTCAATTAAAGAAGGAAATAAGTCTTGTCAAACATTTAGTCAAAATAATGTTAAAGGTAATAGACAACATAAAGCTAAAATAATATTCCCTGTTTCAGTTATTGAAAATTTTTTAAGAAATACCAATTCAAATATTATGATTTCTACACTAGTTCCTGTTTATATAGCGTCTGTTTTGGAATATCTGACTTTTGAAATTCTGGACATGAGTGTAATATTAACAAATGAATATAAGCATAATAGAATTACTGTCAGAGATTTAGAATTATCTGTTAGAAATGATATAGAATTTGATTTGTTATTTAAAAAACATAACATATCATTTTTAGGCGGTGGAGTAGTACCATATATTCATGAATCTTTAGTTAAAAAAAAGTCGACTTTGGCAATACAAAATATAATCAAACAACAAAATAAGACATCATTAATATTTTCTAAATTACCATTCAAAAAGTTGGTTCGTCATATTTTTAAAAGTAAACTGAATTATTCGATTAAAATATGTAAAAATGTTTTTACTGTATTACAGTGTTTTATTGAACAATATATAATCAAGTTATTATACGAATCTAACTTTCTATCTATACATGCAGGAAGAGTTAAAATGATTCCTATAGATATAGATTTATATGAATCGTTATGTAATAACAAAGTAAACCCGTATACAAATAGTAAAAATGTGGAATTATTAATATTAAATTCTGACGAAAATCTAATTTAAAAATATAAATTTTATAAAAAAATGACAAAAAATAAACTAGATTATGAACCATCACATAAAATGGATGGAAAATACGCAATTTTAATGGAAACATCCGGTGAAGAAAATGAATCATGGATGTATTTTATTAGAGTAGAAGGTAATGAAGAAAATTTAAAGCATCTTGAAACTGAATTGAATAAAGTTGATTGGTATATTTTGGATGATTTAAGCACATTTGATTTAGATTTAAGTCATTATGTAAGTGCTCAAACTGCCAAAGAAATGTCAAAAGTTGATTTAAATCATACTTCTTTTCATAGAAAATTTGATGGTGTATTGAAAAAAATTAACTTGAATTTTAAAAAGAAAGATGGAAATGATACGAAAATATGTAAAACATTTGACATACTAGGTTATGGACAGATTGAAAATTTTATCGATGACGAAGACATTGATGAAGAAGATCTTGTGTCTGAAAATGATGATGACAGCGACGATGACGATGACGATGACGATGACGAAGACGACGACGACGAAGACGACAAAGACGACGACGACAAAGACGACGACGACGAAGATGCCGACGAAGATGCCGAAGACAAAGAAGACGACAAAGTAGAAGAAATTAAGAAAAAGAAAATAAATGTTAAAATTCCACCATCCTTAAAACAATAATATAATTTTCTAAAATAATGCATTATTTTAGAACTTGATTTTAATTAAAATTCCATCTTGGTTCATATCTTGTTTGATTATCTTTTCTCATTTGTAAAGCCATTAAATCTTCTCTATGTTCACATGAATGTTGAATCCATGTTAATTGACCTTTATACTTATCTTTTGCAAGTGTCAAATTATATTGAGGTTTTATAGAACCCATCGGATCTATATACATTTTAGAATTAACATAATTACCATTTTTAAAGTTTGGGTTTCTAAAATTATCTAATACTACACGTCTATTAGGATAATAACTAATCTCACCTCCTTTAATTTCTGCATATGTATCATATTGTTTTGGGATATATTTATCAGCCTCAGGATAAGTATATATATTTTCTAATCTTGGAATCGGATCTGGTTTATATTCACAACTATAATTCATTTTAATATTATAAAATATAAAAATTAAATTATATTTTTTTCTCTATATAAATCAACAGATTCTTCTGACGTAATATTATCAAATAACAATTTAACTACTTCAACTACATCAAACTCTTTTGTATTCTCAAATCTCTTTTTTTGTAAAGGGTCATCTCCTGTTATATTAAATCTATCTTGTAAACTTGCTTGAAATGTCGCTTTATTTTTTACAATATTTCTAAAGTAATTACAGAATTTTTTAGGATTTGATAGAATAAAAATGTTTTGTATCAATTGTTCACAATCATTCTCTGTTAGTGTATTAGTAGATGAATAATTCTTTCTATACTCATTATCATGAAATACATCGTAATAAAGTTTTCTAAATAACTCAATGTAATAAGGTCGTACGTTAGTAATAATTTTATTACTCAAATCTTCTAATCTACAATCCATATTCCAAAATCTCTTATTTTTCTCTACTTTATCTAATATATAGAAACTATAAGGATCATTATCTGACGATTTGTTTATGGGCAAATAAATAATATTGAAGAACCCATAACAATTGAATAAACATCTTTCTATATTATCTTTTAATGAAAATACAGCTGAACTATAATTTTGAAAATATTTTACATACTCATTATTAAATGGTACGAAGACTTGATGATTTGAAACAGATAATTCAAGACATGTTTTGAATTTTTGTATATCGTCCATATCTAAAACTACATTTGTATATCCATTGTATAATAAAATTCTCATATCTAAAGAAGACAAACTTTTAGTTATGTTTTGAATTATTTTTTTCTCAACATAATTCTTTGAATTAAATATATTATTTAATGTCGCGGTATGAGATATTAATAAATTCTTATAATCATCATATAACATGCTTCCAATAATATTCATTCTTGTTCTCTTAGTAGCTTCCAGACTTTTAGTATAAACACGCGAACTTTTTATGTTCTCAAAACATTCTTCAAATACTGGTTTAGCTTCTTCAATATTCCTAAAACTCTTTTTAATGATCTCGAAATTTTTATTAATTTCATCTACCTTACTAGTTTTTTCTTCATTACTAGGTTCTGCACTAAGTTTAACACATTTTTTTAAAGATTTGTATTTATAAGATTTCTTCTTTTTATGTTCTTCTTCATCTTCTTCATCATCATTATTATTATTCTCATTTTCTTCATTCTCATCAAATGATGTTATTTTATAAGATGAAAGTGTCTGCTGTTTCTGTGTTTCCATCATTTTTTTATAAAAATTTGTCTTCAACTTCTCCATATTATAAAGTTTTTCGTAATCATCGTTCACTGGATTACAATATTCCAAATGTTTTTCAAGATTATTAATACCTTTGAAAAAATACTCACATTTCTCACATGAAAATAATATATATTTATATTTTTTGCATTTAATAGACCTTTCTAAATGTAATTTTAAATCGTTAAATTTCTCATTACAGTATTCACATTCTTCTATATCATTCATTTAATAATTATAATAATTATTTTAAAATAACATATCAATTTTAAAATAAAAATATTCTTGTATTATAAAAAAATGACAATAGAAGAATTAATATCTGAAATTAATAGAATTAATGACTTTAACTTAATTGACGGTGCTTTAAAAAATTATAATGGTGAGGATTGGAGAAAATATGTCAAACATAATAAAAACAGTTATAATAGAGTCAAATTACATGAACAATATGAATACGAAATTTATTTAATAATATGGGATTGTTATTCTAAAACTCCTATTCATGATCATGCTGATAATGGTTGTTGGTTGAAGGTTTTAGATGGTAAAATTCACGAGAAAAAATATTCTGATAAGTTAAACCTATTGTATGATAATGTATATGAAAATGGTGATGTAAGTTATATGAATAATAATGTAGGATTCCATAGTATAATAAATTCAGATAAAATATCATACACTTTACATATATATTCTCCACCGAATCATAAGACAATATATTTTAGCTTATGACTTTTCTTCATTTATCGTAACTATTATTTTATCTAATTTTTTGTTAATTTCCTCTAAATTTGCAGATGATGTTGGAATAATAGTGTTCTTTGAACTTAAAAATTCAACAACAGTATGAACAAGTCCATTACCTTTAGTAGGTAAAAATGGTAAAATTTCACTAGATACGAAACATAATGTTGAAAAGATAGAAATATAAAAAGTCGCGTCCATTGTTTTATTATTAAAAATATTATATTTTTAACAATAAAAATTCTCAAATATTCAAAGTTTCAGCGACATCCAAAATATCATCGTGTATAGGATTACAAGTAGAAGTATTGTTTTTATTCAAATAATTAACATGTTTTTCTGTTTCGAAATGTTTCTTCCATGAATACTTTCTATATATTGAACCACACTCACATGTAATTGTTATCGATTGTTGTTGTTTAATTTTTTCTTTATTTTTTTCAGCATATTCTTTTACTTTAGCTATTTTTTGTTCTTTGTTTTTTACATAATTGTTTTTTATTCTTTCTGTTACATTTTCTTTATTTCTTTTATACCAATCTTTCTTACCGTTTGAAACTTGTTCTTTATGTGTTTCTCTATAGTTCTTTTTTTTTACTTTCATTATATCTTTATTTTTTTCTAACCAAGTCTTATTCAAATTACTTAAATGTTCTTTATTTAATTCTCTATAGACTTTTTTATTTTCATTTCTTTCTTGTTTTTTAGTTTCTTCATCTTTAAAAATAATAAGATTATCATCAATATCATCAAACCATTTTACTGCGTCATCAAATACGTTTGTAAATATGTTGATATCATTTTGTTCTGGTAAAATAAATCTATCTCTGTTGGCTCTTTCTCTAAAATCATCTAATTTATATAGTATCATAAGTTCAATTATATCCATTTGATGTTTATTTTTACATTTTTTTGTATAAATAACATCATGTTCGATTCCTTTATTATATCCTGATAATCTTGAATTTAAATCCGATGATTTACCTATGATGTATGTTCGATTATGGAACTTTGATGTTAACATATAAACAGTATTACTTTCAAATTTGATTTTTTTAGATTTTGTTTTTTCAATAATAAGACTTACGTAAGTATCAACTACAATATTTTCTATATTTTGAAACCAATTATAAGAATCATCGATAACTTTTGTAAATAATGAAATATCTTGATTTTCTGGTAATAAAAATCGTTCTTTCTTTTCTTTAGTTTTATATTGATTTAACTTATAAAGAACCATCATTTCTGCAACCTTCATTTGATACATATTTTTAAAACTTTTATAATAAACTACTTTATGTTCCATACTTTTGTTATATGATGTAAGTCGGTTTTTCATATCTACTGCTTTTCCAAGTAAAAAAATTCTTTCTTTTTCAAGTTCATCATTAGTGACTATATATACAACATTATTATCTGGAAAAGTTTCTCTTTTTTGAAGTCTTACAAATTTATTGGCTAAGACTTGATTTTCTTCTGTCTTTTTTTCAATTTCAATCATATATTCTTCTGTCTTTTTTTGAAGTTCTACATTCGACTTAATTTGCTCTTCTAATTGATTTTTTATTTTATTCAATTCTTCTTGTAATTCTTCATTACTTTTTTCTTTTCCTAATTCAACTTTATCAGTTAGTATAAGTTCTTTTATCCATTTTGAAACTTGTAATGAAAAACTCGGAGAACACCACTGTGCTAATTGTATTCCTAAATCAGGATGAATCCACGTCCCCTGATCATATTTAGAAGTATTACCTTTATATACCTCAACTAATTGTGATAAGTGAATTAGCTTATCACTTTCAAGTGTCTTAATTAATTCTTTCGTTTCGTTTAATCTTAACCATCCACCAACTTGTTTTTTAACAATTTTACATAATCCAGTAGCAAAAATATACCCATCATTTCGCATTGGAATAGTAAATTCGCTACCATCTTCAAGTATTAGCTTACATTTAATTATGTCTCCTATTTTTTCGAAATTAGAAGATGACATTTTGTGAAATATTCTTTGATTTATAATTATTAATTATAAATCTTTAAACCACAATTACAATTTAATTAAGAAAAATCCCACGAATCTTCGCCAATTGGTTTAGCTGTACTACTGTGAGAATATTCAGACACTTTTTGCTCGAAGAAATTTGTTTTACCATCAAGACTATACGTTTTCATAAAGTCAAATGGATTTTCTTTTTTGTAAATCTTGTTGAAATTTAATTGTACTAGAACTCTATCTGCTACATATTTAATATAATCAATCATCAATTCCGAGTTCATACCGATCATTTTACATGGAATTGATTCAGTGATAAACTCGATCTCAATATCTACTGCCTCAGTCATTATCTCCTCAACTCTTGCTTGACTTACCTTATTATTCAAATGTTCATATAACAATATACCAAAACTGCAATGAAGATTTTCGTCACGTGCGATAAGTTCATTCGATTTGCCTAACGCCTTAGTCATTTTATTTCTGCTTTTCAACCAAAAAATAGATGCAAATGAAGCACTGAAAAATATCCCTTCGACAATAACAAAAGCTATCAATCTCTCTTCAAAATGTCTATCGTTATTCATCCATTTAAGAGCCCAATCTGCCTTACGTTTTACACAAGGTATAGTATCAATAGCATTAAATAAATTTTCTTTTCTAACCGGGTCTTTGACTAAAGTATCTAACAGTAAAGCATATGTCATACCATGAACATTCTCAATCATACTTTGGAAAGCATAGAAATTTCTCGCAGATGTGTCTTTAACTTCTACGCAAAAATTACTCATTAAATTTTCCAACACAATACCATCACTTCCAGCGAAGAAAGCTAATATATGTTCAATAAAATATCTTTCATTATCAGTAAGTGATTCCCAATCAGTAATATCTGCACTATAATCAATCTCTTTGGAAGACCAAAACATTGCTTCATGATTTTCGTATGCTTTTTGCAAAGCAGGATATTTAACTGGTAATTGAATAAATCTTGAATTATCTTCAATTAATAATGGTTCAGGTAATCTGTATGTAGACATTTTATTTTATATTAATAAATATTTTAAATAAATTCATTTTTATTTTTTAAGTATTTTATTTAATTTAATAAATAATGCGTATTTATCCAATTAGATTTACAAGAAAAAATTGGATAATTAATTTTTATTCTCTTAATGAAAACAACAAGACAAATATTAAACTATTTACATTTGACAAAAATAACCCAATGTTATACAATATTGACGAAAAAGTAATAAAAGATGAAAAGTTTACAATAATATTAAACTACCCTCTATCTTACAACTTTACAATTTCTATCTCTTCTGATAATGGTTTTACTTTGAAAGAACTAATATATTCAATAAAAATTTTATATGAATTTATATACGAGGAAGAAGAAAGAACTGCAATTCCACAAACATATAATTTAAAAAAAGTCTGTTCTTCTTGCAACATTAAAGAACTTGAAAACTATTCTCTAAATATTGAAGATAATAATGATGATTGTTCTATATGTTATGAAAGTCTCGATAAATATGCATGTAAAATTAACTGCAATCACATATTCCATAAACATTGCTTAAAAGAATGGCTCAAAAATTCTAAAACTTGCCCTATATGTAGAACTAATATATTCTTATGTCATAGATGTGATGGTGGTATAATATATTATCAATTCAACGGTGTTGTTATACCATTAGAATATAGAAGTGGTGATTTATTAATTAGAAATAATACAAACGGAATTTTTGGTATTTATGGATACTATATGGAAGATTTATTATTGAATTACATGTTCTACGATAATGTGGATAAAAAATTATTATTAAAATTTAGCTGATTATACAACAACACTTATCAACTTTCTCTTTCTCAGAAAATATCATATATCTATCAGCATGCAACGATGTGTTGTCGTCCATTGTTAGAATTATTTTGTTATTCCTCTCTTCGTATAGTATTTTATATTTTTCTAATTCATTCTCAAGTAAACTAATGTCATTGTAAAATTTATTTATATCAATCTTCTTATTAAGTAATTCAGTATCTAGTAGTTTATTTTCTTCTTTCAATTTGTTGCTTAAGTCTAAATACTTCTTACTTGTTTTATCTAAAATCACATTCTCTTTTTCAAGTTTACTTATATTAGTATTTTTATAATTAAGTTCATTTTCAAGTTCTTTTATACAATTCTGATAATGCGTTAATTCTATCTTGTGTTTAGTCATTTGTTCATTTATATGTGTAATATTTCTTTCGTACTCATTCGTTAGATTGTAAATTTTTTCTTCATAATCGTTTACGTATTTCTTAATTGATGCATTTTCAACAATGATTTTGTTATTTTGATCTAATAACATCCTGTTCTTTTCCTTCTCGTTTTTCAGGTTAACATCCAATTCAGATATAGTATCGTCCGCTTCTCTTAAATTATTTAATAATTTTTGTTTATTGTTCATTTATTAAAATAAATTATTTTTTATAAATTTTAATGTATTCTTTCAATTTTCTTAATATATTAGATTTATCATTATCATAATCAATCAATTGATTCTTATTTTGTTGATATGGAGCGTAATTTAAAAACCATTTCTCATAATCCTTTGTTTTATTTTTTGATTTCAGTTCATAATATTTAATGGTTTTAATTGTCTTTAAATCCTTCAATGTAATTTGAAGTCCAATACATGGTAAATTGAACCTTCGTAATATTTTGATATTTCTCAACTTATTTTTATGTTGAATTTTAAATAATGATTTACATGCACATAGTAATTTATGTTTATCATATATCGGTTTATTGATATACGCGAAAGATATATATATAGTTAATATCGTATCAATCGTAGCAATATTAATATTACCTTCTAATGTATTATAGTTATAACATGTACCTGGAAATACATCATATACAAATGCAACGGTTTTGTCATTTACAATAATTTCGTAATTTTGTGGTATATGTTCCCCTATATTTTCATGTTCTACGATCTTAATATTTTCATAATATTTACGTAATTGTTTGTAAATGTTAAATGTTGTATTTTTATAATTATCTGATATTATATGAAAATCAGGGATTTTTGAGTACATACTTTTATCATATTTAGAATATAATAGTCTAGCATATCCACCAAAAAATACAACTTTATCTGTTATTCCAACATCTTTTATTATTTTGAATATTTTTAAATCATCCTTATTTGGTTCTGTGTTTTTATTTGTACATTTTTTAGTAACTTTAATAGGATAATGTTTTATAAATAACGAGAATCTATTAAATACTTTTTCCCATCTACTTATATTTCCTTCTGGACTTGATAATTCTTTATACATCATCATTAATAAATAATTAGATGGTACATACAATATATTTTCTTTTTCAATTGACTCTGATTTTAGATTCTTAAATATTTCTGGTTCAATATAAGTTATATCTGCTATACCTATAAAGTTTACAAAAACTTTATAAGTTCCATTATGTACACCTACCTTTGCCTCAACATCTGAAAACCCATTCTCATAAAACTCATCTGCTAGTTTTTTTGCATGTTTTATAGGTGTTGTTGAGAAAAAATCATAATCTGGTATATCTTTGTCATCGCTGTAGAATCTATATTTCTTTGGAAGAAGATTATTAATCGCTGTTCCACCATAACATAATAATTGATTCTTTATCAAAAAATTTTCAACTATACTTACAATATCTTTAATTTTTTCGTTTTTTTTCAATTGTGAAATCAATATTCTTTCTTGTGCTTTCTTTAATTTATTAATTTCCATATATTTTTATTTAAGAAAATATTTTATAATATTTTTTATTATAAAATGCAAATGAAACCATCTACTATTCTAATAGATTCTTCTATAGTTTTTTTTATAATGTTCATATATTCAGGTTATGATAAAATTATTAATTTTAGTGATAAAATAAAAAGTCTTGATAATAAACTATCAAAATACATTAACCTACCTGAATCTGTATTAGAATTTGGTATGAAATTAGTTATTCTTTTAGAAATAATTGGTCCAATTATAATTTTATATAGAATGATATTAGGTAATGATGCACCTGATATACTAAAAATACTTTCTATTTTTACTTTCATATGTTTTATATTATTCATAATTGTTGTTACATTAATCTACCATCCACCGAATGATAAAATTATACCATTTTTAAGTAATTGTACAACATTGAGTGGTATTATAATCATGTTTGTTGTATCCGAATCTTCTTTAATAAATAATTAATATTGAAATCTTTTATGACTTTGTATATAAGTACATTTCGTTTCTGGGAATTCTTTTAATAACTCTTCTTTAATAAATTCCATAACTTCCATCGTATTTGTTTGACCACACGTAAAACAATCAAATGCATTTGCTGTATATGCGTTAAAATAAGAAAATTGAAATTTAAAATGTTACATAAATATATTAAATGGAACAAAAACTAAAAACTAATGAAGAGTTTATTGTAAAATCAAAAATGATACATGGTGATAAATATATTTATGACAAAGTTGTTTATGTTAATGCTCATACAAAGGTTGAAATATTTTGTGTTGCGTGTGATAAGTACTTTTGGCAAATTGCTAGAAACCATTATGGAGGTTCTGATTGTATTAAATGTAGTTATAAAAAAAGAAAAATTAGTAATCGATTAACACAAGAAGAATTTCTAAAAAGAGCAAAAGAAATACATGGTGAAAAATATAATTATGATGAGTTCATTTATAAAACAGCTATTATTAAAGGAAAAATTAAATGTATTACTTGTAATATTATTTTTGAACAAGATGCACATCATCACATTGCAATAAAAAAAACAGGTTGTCCAAAATGTGGTGTTAGGAAAGTTACAGATATGACCAGAAAAACTGTAGAACAATTTATAGAAGAAGCAAAAGAAATTCACGGTGATAAGTATAAATATGATAAAGTTAATTATAAAAATACAAATACCTATATTGAGATTTATTGTAATAAATGTCAAATTTTATTTCAACAAACTCCTGCTTCACATATACGAGGAAATGGATGTAATAATTGTAGTTGTATTGAAACTGGTTTAAAATTAAGATTAACACATGAGGATTTTTTAGAAAAAGCAATTGCTGTTCATGGAGATAAATACGATTATTCAAAAACTATTTATGTAAAAGGAACAGATAAAATTAATATATTTTGTAAAAAATGTAAAACAGAATTTCAAATAAGACCTAATGATCATATAAATGGTAGAAATGGATGTTCTCGTTGTAAATTGTTATTGATAATTACTTGAAGAAATTAAATTTAAATTACGAACCACAAAAAACTTTTCCTGATTGTAAAAATATAAACTTATTAAAGTTTGATTTTTATATTTCTAAATATAATTTATGTATTGAATATGATGGTGAATTACACTTTAATGCATATAAAAATTTTGGTGGTGAAGAAAAATTAAAAGTTAGACAATTAAGAGATAAAATTAAGAATGAGTATTGTGAAAAAAATAAAATCAATCTTTTGAGAATTAAATATGATGAAAACATTATAGATAAATTAAATAATTACTTTAATAAAATTTAAATATAATGAAATCTATGATGGTTTTGTTTGTATGTACATTTTAAAGAAGAATATTTTTTTTGTATTTCTTTTACAGCAAATTCTATCATAGGTACAGGATTTGTAACTCCACAAGTAAAAATATCAATAGCAAGTAATCCCTTATTTGAATAGCAGTGTGTGGCGCAATGACTCTCGTCTAAAATATGAACGCTTGAAAAACCAGCTTCAGTTATTTTTGGATCATAAATACACAATTTAGAATGTACAATAGTCATACTTGTTTGTTGAATAGATTTTTTCATAGTTTCAAAGACAAAATCTCCAAAAACATGATCACTAAAATCTTCTCCATCAAGATTGTCTTTAGTGACATCCCACACAAAATCAGCAAATACATGATTACCGTGGTGTTTTTTTTTACCAAAAATATTATATAAAGTTGTAAATATTTTTCCCAAAATACCTGTAAAATCTGCTAACATATGTATCCCTTTGTAATTAAAATTATTAGATTCCATATTATTTTTATTATTTATATACTAATTTTAAATTAAATTTCTTATCCATATGGGGCAATAAGTAACAACATTAGGAACTTTGGGTACTTCCTTAGGAACTTTAGGTACTTCCTTAGGAACTTTGGGTACTTCCTTAGCAACTTTGGGTACTTCCTTAGGAACTTTGGGTATTTCCTTGACATTCTTGATATTTTTGGCTATATTTGATAATTTTCGATGCATTTATTAAATAATGTTATGTATTTTAATTTAAAATTTGAAAAAATTTAATATAATAAATGGAAACTATATTAAATTTTATAAATTATGTATACGATTATTTTTTTAAAGAAGAAGATGTCTATTTCGGTTATGGTTATGTTAAATATGTAGAACCTCTAGATGAAGAAATCGATGATCTTATAAACGAAACAATAAAAGAAATAAAATTAGACAAAGAAATTAATGAGCTTAAGATTAGATATATTAATCTAATAAAAGAAGACGAAGACGACGACCAAGTTGACAACAACAATCATAACAACAACAACGAAGGAGCAGTTCCAGTTCTAGTTCTTATTTAAACTGCATTGGTGTCAATGTTACAAAATTTTTGAATTTACTGAATATCAATACACTTACACCAAATAATGTTGGTTGCATGTTATTATGTGCTTCACTTGACCCATTTGTTGCTGTTGTAAAAGTATGTGTGTGATCACCTGCAGAATTTGTTGAAATTGTGTGTGTTGTTTCATCACAAGCTGTAATACCTGCACCTCCTGCTGCAGTTATATCTTGTGTTCCGTAAGGAATATTATCAACTCCATGTGTATGTGCACCTGAACTAGCTGTTGTTCCTGTATGACTATGTGTAGGCATTTGTGGAACAGTTAATGTTACTGTTTCAGTTCCAACATCATCTCCTCTATTACGTTCAGTTAATGCTTCTGAAATAGCTGATAATCCAAACATACCAATAACTTTAGAAGTAAAATCAGGTAAATTAAAACTATTAACATTTTCACTTCCAAAATCACTTCCAATTATATCAAATAATTCTGGATATTCTGCGCGTGATAGGGATCTACCATCACATACTAACCATCCGTTTACATCAGATGATCTAACTGAAAGTTTATAATCTCCTACTTGGAGTGCTTGCAATCTCTCGTATTGAGGAAACTGTCTATGATTTAAATCAGTGACCCTGTTTGCTAAACTATTTATTTTAAACATTTTTTTTTATTTAAAGAAATATAAAAAAAATTTTTTTTAACTTTGTTATAATATAAAAATGAAAAAATCAATACGTAAGCCTGTATATTCACATGAAGAATACAATAGTGGTGATGGAATGCTTACATCAATTTGGGGACCTGGTATGTGGCATTTTTTACACACAATGAGTTTTAATTATCCTGTTCATCCAACTGCTGATAATAAGAAACATTATCGTGATTTTGTTCTAAGTCTACAAAATATATTACCTTGTAAATATTGCAGAATAAACTTAGAGAAGAATTTTAAAGTTCTACCTTTGAAAATGGAAAATATGAAAAACAGGGACAGTTTTTCGAGATATGTTTATAATCTACATGAAACAGTTAATAAAATGTTGAATAAAAAGTCGGGTCTTTCTTATGAAGATGTTAGAGATAGATATGAAGGTTTTAGATCTAGATGTATTCTAGAGAAGGAAAAGAAATGCTCGCGAAGTCCGTTGAAAAAAGGAAGTCCTAAACATAAAGGATGTACGAAACCATTTTATGGTAAGAAATCAAAATGTATTATGAAAATAGTACCTCATGATACTAAATGTGAAACTTTTCAAATTAGCAAAAAATGTGTTTTGAAAAAATAAAATTACTTAGAAAAAAGTTTTTAGAATTTATAAATTATTTTTAGAATTTATAAATTATTTTTTAGAATTTATAAATTATTTTTATAAAAATATAATCGTCTACACACACACACATTTTTTTTACACTTTTTATAATGAAACCTTATTCTGACATTGAAATTAAAATATATGGTTCAAGTTGTTTTTCATCTTTATTTTTACAATATATTGCTCTCAAAAGAGCAATATTGCTCTTTAAAGAGCAATCTTCGAAGTTTTCATTGATTTTAAAAGAGCAATATTGCTCTTTTGTGAGCAATATTGCTCTTTTGAGAGCAATATTAAAAGATCGAGAAATATAAGAGATCGAGATTTTTAAGAGTTCGAGAAATATAAGAGATCGAGATTTCTTAAAGATCGAGATTTACAAAGATCGAGATTTCTTAAAGATCGAGATTTCTTAAAGATCGAGATTTCTTAAAGATCGAGATTTACAAAGATCGAGATTTACAAAGATCGAGATTTACAAAGATCGAGATTTACAAAGATCGAGATTTACAAAGATCGAGATTTACAAAGATCGAGATTTCTTAAAGATCGAGATTTACAAAGATCGAGATTTCTTAAAGATCGAGATTTCTTAAAGATCGAGATTTACAAAGATCGAGATTTACAAAGATCGAGATTTA